ACTGTCTACAGCGAATCATGGAGCTTCCCCCTCCATGTGTCTCATGCTTCAAGGAAGCGTTCGCGGCCCTCGCGCGTCCGCATTACGGCAAGTATGAGAAAGATGACTCGGATTTCTTTTATCGCGATATGGTGGCTCCACGTACCTGCTACCGCTGCAACAAGACGTTCAATTTCTTCTGCACGCCAGAGGTCACGAAACGTCGCATCGTGCTCCCTGCTTCGCTCATCGCACAACTCAGTGTGATCGACGGACTTCACGACGCTCATGTTGCCGGTGGCACCAAAGGTCAGAACCATCGCCTGCAAACCGTTCACAACATCAAACTCGTCTACCTCGACGATCCACAGCTGCAACGTGCAGTGCGCACTGTGGGCCTCGCCGCGGTAACAGACGAGAAAAAGTGTGAATCCCACCACGTTTCATTTCTGCAGCGGTTGCTGTGCACCTCAGACGCCGAGCGGGCGCAGATCGGCTGGTGCACACCCGTTTATGGAACGCCGTGGCGTCCTCTGAAGACGGAGTTCACTTCGGAGGAAATCATCGTGCGAGAGAACGACACACTCGGAGGGAGTGGCGATTGCTACCCGCCAGCCCCCAGTGTCACTCTCCCAGGCACGGTGGACGCACTCGAAGAGGATGTTCAGCGTGAACGTTGTCTCGCCGCCATCAGCTTGCTGCGTGAGCAAGCAGCAGCGCACCATGAAGCGCAGGCTAAGGAGGCGAACAACGACCACGCCGTTGAGCGGGCTGCAGCGGGGGAGCGATTGGTGGCGGAGACCGTGCCGCCGCCAAATGAGATTTCCAAGTCAAAAATTCGCGATACCACGCTCCTCCCGGGGTATGATATCGACTTGTTGCCATTGCCTGACGAAGAGCGTTCCGCTCGGCAGGTGTTTCCTTATGTTGGGACCAAGAAACTGGAATTGCACTCCAATACCGTCGAGAATCTGAAGGCGGCCGAGGCAATGCGAAACCAGGGCGTTGGTGAAGATGGACGCACTCTCTACGACCGTGAGATTGACGACACCATCACTGATCACCTGATCAAACATATGTTCACGAAGAAGAACATCATGAAATATGACAGGGAGATCACCCAGACGGAGGAAGCACTGCCGAAGAAGTTCAGCGCAGGCGAGAAGCACGACAAGGTCGCGGGATTCCTCGACGGACTGCTGCAGGAAGGCAAAGTTAAGGCCTTCATCAAGTCCGAGGTGACCGACAAGCCGAAACCCAGGGCCATCGCGGATCACGGGCCAATTCGCCAGGTGGCACTCGCTAAGATCGCAATGATCTACGAGAACATTCTCAAAGAAACCGCTGGTCTTGCGACGAT